TCAATAGATGTTCTCGAGAATAAAGCCAACCTCTCGTTCAGTTGTTCTTGTATTTTGGCTTCTTTCGAAACTTCAGTCAAACGTTCGTAATGATGAGCTTTCATCTTCTCTTGATGACCAAGAGCTTTTTTATTTTCTTCAGCTATAGCTTTTGTTAAAGCCAATTCTTGCTTTGCAAAATCAGACCCTGCCCCACGTTCTCCGATGTAGTCACTACGCAGTTTAGCTAATGTTCCCTCAAGTTCAATTGCCTTTTGTGTGTGCTTATTTTGTGTCGCAGATATAGCAGCATTCATTGCTGTCACACTGTTCACTTTCACCTGAGTTTCAGATTGTGCAAATCGGTATGCGTCTAGCTCTTGTTGTTTGGACAAAGAAGCATTCAAATCCTTCTGAGCTTTATCCAACTTAACAGTAGCATCTCTCAAATCCATTATTTCTTTTTCAGACGCACCGCCAATATTCAAACGACCCGCTTGTGGTTTTGTTCTGTTATCGTAAGTAGCTTGTGCAATTCTCAAAGATTCCTGAGCTGCTTTTACAGCTTGTTCTTGAGTAGATATTTTCGCTTTTATTTCTTTATCTGTTTGTTTATCAAGATCGTCTTGATAAATTCTGCTCAATCCTATTTTTTCGCGTTGCAAATTAATCTGTGTTTTGATACGATCAATTTCGGCATCCACTGCTTTCAATGTACCGTTACTTTGATCCATCAATTTATCACGAATTTTATTTTGAAGTTCAAGCTCAGTATTTTGCTCTTTCAAATTCATGTACAAAGCAGTACCTATCCCTACAACTGCTGTTAGACCAGCAATCCAAGGATTGAAGCCTATTGTTCTAAGTGCAGCACCGAACCCTGCAACTACTCCGGTAGCTGAACTGAATGCGGCAATCATTGGTGTCAAACTTGCTAGTATCCCGCCAAACCAAGAAGCAACACCCATTGCTAGAAGAGATGTTAGCAGAGTTTTTATGCCTTCAAAATGATTGGCAATGAAGCTCATAGCATTCCCAAAGGCTTGTGCTAAAGGAGGTAACATTTGTTCAATTGAGCTTACAGCTTTAGCTAATCCTTCAGTGAATTTTGTATTTTCATTTAACTTACCAAGTTCTCTAGTCCATGCATTTTTGATTCTTTCAAGAGCAGAATCAACAGTGAGAGGCATAGCTTCAAGTTGTTCTTTCCAAACTTGCCCCATCTTGGCAACAGCGGGAGCTACAATATCCATTGTAAGCTTACCGTCAGCCGCCATCTTTTTCAAACCGTTCGTAGCTAATTCAGTACCTCTACCAACAGCCTTTAATTCTTTCTCAATAGCTCGCAAAATGATAGGAGCGCCTTCAGCTACAGCATTAAATTCGCCGCCGTTCAATCTACCAGAGTTCATAGATTGAGAGAATTGCAGCATCACAGAAGATGCTTCAGCACCTGTTGCACCAGATAATTTTAAAGCGGCAGCAACACCTTCCACTACTTGCATAGTTTCTTTGCCGGATTTACCCAAAGCCATCATAGGTACAGTCATACGATTATATAACTGAGTCATTGATTCTAATGGCGAACGTAAAGCTTGTGCGGATTGATACAAATCTTCTTGCACAGCTTTCGCTGCTTTCATTGTCCCTAATGCTAGAGCTAATTTGTTTTGAGCCATAACCCAGCCATCTGCTGTTTGGATCGCTTCTTTGGCAAAGTTCAAAGAGATGTATGCAGCAGCGGCTGAAGCCATCGAGCGAAGAGTGTTATTAAATAAGTGTCCAGAACTCGAAGCTCTGTCAATGCTATTTTTTAATTCTTCTTTCTTTTTTGTCAAATCTGAAGTAGATTTTGATTGCACCATTAACGCTTCGTTGATTTCAAAAGAAGATTTGGATATTTGTTTCTGTGCCGTTAAAATACGATTCAAAGCGCTCTCATAAGAATTAAGAGCCGCAATAGAAGCATTAACGCTTGTCGATTGTTTAGAAATAGAGTCAGAATACTTATCTACACCAGCAGCACTCATTGTTGTATTAAGTTTTTCTGTCTTCGTAGATAATTTAGAAACCTCGTTTCCAGCTACCTTAGAAGCCTCTGCTAAATTCTTTAACTGTTGTGTGGCATCTGAGATACCGTTAGATTGTACATTGATCCCTAATGCTGAAATTCTCATACGTATCCCTATAATAAAAAAGGATGGACAGATAGATTTCCTATCCACCCATCCGGTTTTGTTCAATTCAATTGTTTATTTGTTTCTTTTAATTTTTGTAATTCTTTTTGTTTTTGCATAAAACTTCGCTGCACTTCGATGAGTTGTTCTTGTATGCGTCCGTCATCAAATGGAGGTTTTACATGCTCTGGATTATTTTTATAGTAGAGATATTGCCCACTCATTTCAAGCAGAGTACTCATTTCCCATTGACTTAATTTTCTATCTGTACAATTCATCCAATAGAATAAGTCAGACCAGCCGATAGGAATTTCTGACATTCCCTCTAATTTACTTCTCCCAACTTCATCAAAATATTTAACAAGCTGGGAACTTTTACATGAAGGCATCACCATGTTATAATCATCTCCGAAGAATTGAACAAATTCAGAGATTCGAGAAACAGCCGATTCTTTGTCCTTCTGTTTCTCTTTCACAGCAGCATCATTTGCTGAATTGTGATACCAGCCTAATTGCTGTGCAAACAGGATTACTTCGTGCTTGCACTCTTTGTAAAATTTGAGTCTTCTTCCAAGAAGGCAACAGCCTGATCACGCAACCATTTGTTAGCCGGATCGGAATAGATTTCAACAAACTGCTCTTTTGTGGTGATAGGAGCATCATTGTCATCTGTCATACCTTCAAGACGCACCGAGCAAGCTACAATAGCTTCAATCTCATCCCGTTTAATCTTCTCCAAAGTTAGCTCATCTTGCATGGGTTTGCGGGATTTTGTACGTTCAAGAGCCTTGTTCAAATACTTATCTTGTAATTTCTGATAAGCATCACTCGCTTTACCCAACATAAACAACTTGACTTCAACACCATCTTCATTATATAATGGTTCGCCGTTGTAGTTTAATTGGAAACCTACTTCTTCTTTAGTTGCTTTTAATTTACTTAATTTCATGTTTATTCCTTTTGTTAGAGATTTATTTATTTATTTTTAAATGCCCTCTCTTTGGAGGGCTTGGTTATTTATTAGCGGATAACAGCACTGTTGATAACAATATTTGCCATACCTTTAACAATATCTCCTGCACTACCGAATGTAGTAGTAAGCGAAGTGACTTTACCTGCAAAGTAGATGATAGTGCCGTCTTGTGCTGTAATACGGAAAGCCCAATCTTTGAAACGATCAACACCACCTAAAGCATCCTCAGCTTTAACTTGACCTGCATCAGTGAAGTCACGAGCAAAGTTAATAGATGTGTTACCTGCGTCTGCGATTGTTTTCAGTTTAATTACGCGACCTTCGGCTAAAGGGGAGTGAGTCACTGTACCATATTCATCCCCAAACTGAGGAATGTCGGTTGTTTCCCCTAATGTTACATAAGTTTTTGCACCAAAACCCGCCAAATCCACGGTAGCTACACCCGAAGTTGTGGCGATAGCAAAAGATGCGCCTGCTGCTGTTTGAATTGCCATATTATTTCTCCTTAATTATTATTTTGTTTGTAACAGAACAGCTTCACCAGTTGCTGCACCAGTGATTGTTACAGTACCTGTCCCAGCTAAGTAAGCAGCCACGGTATCCAGATTAACTGATTTACGTGCGCCTGCTGCTAATACGACAGATAAACCTGCTGTCAAATCAACAGTTGTACCTGCTCCAGAAACAGCGTATGTTGCACTTGGGGCAGACCCTTTAACAACGGCTGTCAAACTACCTCCAGTCGGATTATTCAATTCCAAAATCTGACCTGTACCCGCTACGTAGGTGAACGTGTCAGAAGCACCCAAAACAAGCTTATTGAGTGTGGTGATACCTGTACCTAACACACTCGAAACACTTAAAGTTGCCATATTTCTTTCCTTTTAAATTATTATTGATAGATTAGAAGCTTTCATATCTAAAGAAAACTCTTGTCGGTACTGTTAAGTAGTCTCCATTTGTAAAATTTCCTTCTACGCACAGAGGGGTTTCAAAACTCAACTTACCAAGTTTCGGCAATACCGAAAACTCTTGTGATAGCAAATTTGCTATGTCTTCTGCCTGCTTTGTACCGATTCCTTTTTTAATACAAATATTCACTTGCATAAACCCTGAATAAGTGATACGATTGCACAATGTTGTCTTGTTCATTGGACTTGTTTGTACAATGTAGCATTCAAGATAAGTGGTTGTGAGATCTGGCTTTGTAAAAGGGACGTTCTCAAAAGCGATTGGAAGGTTTTTACCACTATTCGTATTCCATGCTTTTAATTTATTTTCAAGCAGATTTCTTATTACTGTGAAACTCATAGTTCCCTTTCTTATCTGTACTTGCTTGTAATATAGGAAACTGACTTACCTACAGGGGCGTATGGAGAAGTGAATTGCCAACCAAGATACTCCACTTTATCAGAATATTCTGTATTATTTATTGCATAGTATGAGAAATCATTTTCAATACGCTTCCCTGTTTTTATTGCTTTAGCTCTTGAGAAACTATCAGAGCCAGAGTAGTCAATATCATTCGTTAATTCTGAGCTGGGGGTTTCAAACGTGTAATACCACTGATTTGCAAATAACCCCTTAGAATACGTGGGTTCAATGTAATCAATTGTTCCTGAAGGTTTTGGACTATATTGAATAAGAATTGTTGATACATCATAAAGAATATTTTTGATTTCTGTATCTATCTCATTCTTTACTTCTTCAATATTTTTCAACATACTTGAGTAGAAATCTTCCATCTAAATTTTCCTTATTATACCATATTGCAGTTATTTTGTCAATAGAATATTAACGTCTCGCATGAATCTCATAATAATACACTTTACTTCCTGTTGGATTTAAAGCTTTCACGTTGAGTATTCGCCAGTCTTCACCTGTTATTCTTATTGTATCTTTCTCCGCTCTCGGTTCTGGGCATGTGCCGTATTTAACCAAACATTTCTTATCACCAGCTTCAATCAAAGAATTAAATCCTGTTTTCTTCCCCATTGTAATAGAAGGGTAATCAAGAACAGCAGTAATAATTTCATAAGCTGTTGGAACAGCAGGAATCACTTCTCCGTCTTGGTAGACA